AGGCACCCCGGGAGGCGGCTCCGGCTTCCAGCGAGCTTGTGCCGCCTGGACCCAAGAGGTCGGTATGACCTGATTGTCCGCGTCCTTGAACGACGTCCTGAAGCCGCCCATGAGTATCGAGCGGAAGGGCTCAGGCATCGCATCGAGTTCGCGCTGGTAGTCGCTGTTGACGTAGTACGGGTTGTCCTTGACGCTCGCCGGGATGTACGTGCGGCTCTTCGGGCGGACAAGCCGCCCCTGGATCTCGACCGGATCAGGACCGGGCACCCACTTGTCGTTGCCATCTTCGTCGCTCACCACCCAACGAAGCTCGCCCGGCTTGGCGGGAACAGGGAACTGAGGGTCGAGCCAGGGCGCGAACATCTCGATCACCCACAGGCCTTCTGCCGCCAAGGGTGGGTTGGTCGCGAGTACGGTTCGAGTACGCTGCCCGGGGCGGTTCGTTCGAACCCACCCCATCAGAAACTGGATCTGCGACTTGGCGAAGTGCGTCGCCTCGTCGATGCCGAGGAAGTCCCGGCCGTCGCCCATGGTGCTCTGCTCATCGCCGACGTTCTGGGCCGCACGAAACGAGATGAGCCGCCCGTCGTCGTCAAGCTTGAGACGAGGCGGCGCCGACCCATTGAACCCGTCACGAGACCCGTGGATCGTCAGAGCGTCACGGATGATGCGGTCAAGGTCGGTGTACTTGCGGCGGAAGATCATCGACTCCCGGTGCTCGTTGAACGCGAGCCCGAGTAGCAGTTGGGTCTTGCCGCCACCGGGCTCACCCCCGTACAGAAGCACGTCCGCGGGCGAATTGTAGGCGAGCGTCTGTGGTCCAGGGTTCGGCGTCCAACGGAACTTGGACTTCATGTTCCCCATCGCACCCTCGACCTTGCGCAAGACAGGCTCCGGCAAGCCTTGCAGCTTGCGGATCACGTCGTCAACGTCGAGGGTGGCGAGGCTCATGACCAGCTAGCAGCCTTGGCAGGGACCGACACCTGTGCCGGCGTATCGGTCGATACCTGCCCGGACTCAAGCGTGACCGGTGTGAACGCGGCAGGGGCACCGATCCCAGTGGCAAGCGGCGGGCCAAGGCAGTTGCCCTTGTCAGGCCACGTCTGGAAACAGTAGTTGAGGTCGTCGATCGCGCCCCGGATGAACGAGGCCTCCTGCATCTTCGCCTGGAGCACCTGCTCGGCGGCCGCGAGACGCTGGTTCAACTCCTCACGTCGCGCGCGCATCTTGACGTGGAAGTGCTTCACCTCGTCGATGCCGTACAGGAACCGGGGCCGGAAGAGATCGGACTCGGGAGGCGTGCCGACCTCGATGCCACGCTGGGCCGCGATGAGTGCGAAGTAGTGAAGACCAGCACGCTGGGCCTCGTACTCCTCGTTCGCGGCCATGTCGACGCCCCACAGACCGATCTTGGTGTAACCCAACTCGATCGCGTGAGCCATCATCCACGCGATGCTCGACGTGAAGAAGTACGGAGAGTACTTGCTCACCAGCATGTCGTAGTCGAGCATGATCCCGTTCGGGATCTCCTTGCGCGGTTCTGCCACGACGACGCACGGGTGGTCCTTCAGGAACTGACAGTACTCGGGGCTGAACCACGTCTGCCCGGGTTCGTACCGGTGCATCTCGAACCAGATGTTCGAGCGACCGCGAGGCACAACACCGTAGGCACCCGGCGAGCACCCCCACACATCCCAGGACGGGTCGTGGTAGGGGGCAAGCCGGATGGACGCGGGCGCGCTGCCGATGAGCGCGACTTTCTTCTCAGGTTGCACAGACCCTCCTTAGGTCGTAGTCGTCGCCGCTGCAATGACGGTGGAAGCGGTACCGGTCCAGGCCCATTGGGCAGTGGTCACGCCCATGAGATTGATCGTGCCGCCGTTGCCGACCGTGCTCTTCAGGGTCGTGAAGCTCGAACCCAGGGTGCTGACGATCGTCTCGCTGTTGGCGGTCTTGACGTACATCGTGCCGCCACCGGTCGAGCCAAACACCAAGGTCTTGTGAACGCCAGGGATCGGCGGATCGAGCACGAATACGCAACTCGACGACACCGTCGTCAACAGGCTCACGCCATAAGGCGCGACGTTCGTGCCGGTGGAATCGCCGGTCGTTGCGTAGGATCGGAACGCTTCCGCGCCCACGAGCACTTCGTTCTTGCGCGCATCCTGGGCACTGGACAGCCGTTGCAGGCCGAGCCGCCGCCCGTACAGGGACGTGGTGATCTTGTCATACCATGCCATGGTCATACTCCTTTATTCGCCGACGAGCGGCATTGCTTGATTGCTGCGGAGCTACTTCTTCCAACATTCAACCATGACGATCCCGCTGGTGTAGGCCGCCACGCTGAACCCGGTAGAACCGCCCGACACCTGGAACTCGCGGGCGGATGCGACTGCTGCATTCGATGTCGATGACACCGTGATACCACTCGACGGGACAGAGGCCGCCGTGCTGAAGAGGTTCGCCGTGCAAAAGAACGCGCCGCCCGCGGTCGACAGAGGCGTGATACGGACGTGATGAATACCAGCAGTGGCGGCGTTCGCGACCGCCGTGCTGGAGTCGCCGACCCAGTCGCTCGCCTGAGCGCTCGACCCGCCGGTCAGGAGAAACGTGTAGACGGTGCTCGGCGCAAGCGGGCAAACGTCGGTTGGGTGAAGCAATCCAGTGGCACGCGGCATGGCGGCTCCTTAGCTGACGAGCGTCGAAGGGGCCGCGGTCTCGGCGCCCTTGATCTTGCCCTTGTTGACCGACGCGTAGAAGACGGACTTGGCTTTCTTGGTGTCGCCGTAGGTCTTCTTCATCGCACCCATGATCTTCTTGCCCTTCTTCGTCAGCGGCATGGCGCAGCCCTCAGTTCAGTTTCACAGGAGTGACGTCCACCTCTGGTCGCACTTGGGCCAGGGTGAACAGGAAGGCGACCTGCTTGGCGAGTTCGAGGACGTTGACAGGCTTCTCCTCGATTGGCTCGATCGACTCGATCTTGACCGACGCCTGCGGCTTCGCGTGAATGTACGGGGCGGCAGCCTTGGCCGCGTCCATGCGGCGCTCCTCGTGCAGTGCGACGCGCGCAGCGAAGTCGGCAGGCTTCTCGCCGAGGATACGGACCGGGCGCTTCTCGTTCAGAACCGACAGCATGTACTCAAGCGGGGAGACGTCCTTCTGCTCGGCTTCAGCGAGCAAAGCCTCACGACGCTGTTGAGCGCGCGGCTTTCGACGGGGCTTGGGTGTCGGCTTCTTCGACGGCATAGCGGTCCTGTGGGCTGCACATTCGCCCGCGAACCCTAACACCGATTTGATTCAAAAACCTGAACAAATCACGTCGACGGCATCGTGAGCCGAGGAGGCTCGATCCCCAGGAACTCGGTGTACGCACCGAGGAGGCGCTCGCCATTGAGGTACTTCGGCTCGCCTCCGGTCTTCCAGTAGTAGATCGTGCCGAGGCTCACGCCTGCGATGTCGGCCTGCGAGCGAAGCGTGATCCCTCGCTGTTCGAGGTCGGCGATCACGCGGAACCATGCAACCCGATTCAATCGACGTCGTCCAGCAAGGCGGGGTCTCCCCGGGACACAGGACTCACAAGCCGGCGCCCAAGAAACTTGGACAGGTCTGCCGGCGACGCGCCGAGAGCGGGCCGCGCTGTGCGGAGATCGTCCGAGAACACAACAGACCCGGCCGGCATGCTGCGCGCCCAGTACAGCGAGCGACGGAACTGGATGCTAGGCTTCTCAGCCTCGGTCGGGCCATAGGTCACTTCACCGATCGCAGAGGCAGCCTCGCGGCACGCGGCCACCATCGCCTTAAACTCGTACGGCTCGCTGCTGAATCCAGCGTCTGGGCCGCCGTCGGACCGCTTGAGCGTGAGATGCTTCTCGATCATGGTGGCTCCAAGGGCTGTCGCGGCAATCGCTACCGCGCTGCCGAGCGTGTGATCGGAAAGCCCGATAGGGTAGTAAAAGTCCTGCATGTCCAACATGGTGTTCAAATTTGCGGAGGCAGCAGTTGCCGGATACGCGCTAGTGCATCTGAGCAGGGTCACGTCATCAGTGAGGCTTTCCGCCAAATCCCACGCACGACCAACCTCGTGCTGCGTCGCCATCCCTGTGCTGATGATGATCGGCTTGCCTGTCGCCCCCACCGCCTGTATGAGCGGCAAGTCCGTGATCTCGAAGCTCGCGATCTTGTACCGGGGGCAGCCCAGCGATTCGAGGTACGCTAGCGACTCGTGATCGAACACGCTCGCGAAGCACTCGATGCCGATGTCATTGGCTACGTCGAACAGTTGAGGGAACCACTCCCACGGGGTCCACGCTTGCCGATACAACTCGCGCATGCTGATGCCGTTCCACGCGGTCCCATGAATGACGTGGTCGCCCAGGACCATCTTGTCCTCGGCCCAACACTGGAACTTGACCGCATCGGCGCCTGCACGGTGGGCCTCGGCTATCAACCGGAAGGCGCGCTCTCGGTCGCCCAGATGGTTGCACGACACCTCGGCCACGATGAACGGGCTAGACTTCATAGGTCACCTGGATGATCTTTCCCCCGAGCGATTCCCACAGCTTGTGGCTGGGAGCGTTGGCGGGGTTGACGTTGGCGAGGAGGGGGCCGGGGTGAAGCTCGCGCAGATGCGCAATGGCAGCTTGCGCGTAGCCTCGACGACGGTACTCGTTCAGGACCGCCACTCCGACCTCACGACGGGGAGACAGGTAGATGCTGCCCACGTAGGCGCCGACGTCGTCGTCGGCGATCACGTACCAGACCTTGTACGGATGGTTCGCGACGAACGCACAGTGCTCCTGCCACGTCGGCATGTACCGGTGGCTGATGCTCTGGTCTGGCGTACGCTCGGCCAGGAGGTTGAACAGGAGCCCTCGGTCACGCTCGGGTATCACCTCGCACAGGGCGATCACAACCGCACCTCCACGCCCTTGGACGACAGGTACTCGGCAGCGCCACGCGGAGTGCAGTCGGTGAACTGGAACAAGGCGCCGGCCGCCACAGCCGACGCCCCCGCCTGGATCGCGTTGTACATATCCTCGTACCCGCTGCACCCGCCGTGCGCGATGACAGGTATGTCAACGGCATTCGCCACCGTGCGTAGCAGTTCCAAGTCGTAGCCTTCCATGGTGCCCTCGCGCTCGACGCTCGTGAGCAAAAGCTCACCGGCGCCAAAGCTCTCTATTCGCCGCGCCTCGAACGCAGCTTCAGTCCAACAATGCTCTTCTACATCGAGCGCCACCACGATTGCCTGCCGACCAAACCGTCTTGATGCAGCGGCCACAAAGTCGGGGGAGCTTATCCAGGCGGTACGTATCGCCACCTTGTCCGCGCCGGCATCGAGCAGCCCCTTCACGTCCTCGACCGAGCGGACACCGCCACCTACCGTCAGAGGCATGAAGCACGCCTCGGTCAGCTTGCGTATGGCAGCGAAGTCCGGCCCGCGGCCCTCGGGTGTCGCCGCCACGTCGAGGATGCACAGTTCATCGACGCCCCTCGCCTGATGGATGCGAGCCGCCTGCTGAACGTGCCCGACGACGCGATCTGCGCTGAATCGCC